TTGAAACAAAAGCGTAGTAATACTGTTTTTAAATAAAGTATAAACCTTTAAAAATAACCTAATTATGAATGCAAAAGACACCCTCAAGAAAATAGCAGAGGCTTTGAACATCGTTTCAGAGGATGCTAAAGAAGTAGTAAGTGATGCTATTGATAGCACACAAGAAGTTATTGAAGACGTAGCTGAAGCGGTATTAGATACTGTTGAGGATGTAGTAGAAGTAGCTGAAGACGTTAAAGAAGCTGTATCTGACGTAATAGACGACGTTAAGGAAGCTGTATCTGACGTAGTAGAAAATATAGGTGAAGCCGTAGAGGATGCTGGAGAAGCTATCCAAGACGCTGCTGAAGCTATTAGTCCAACTCCCCAAGATGAGAGAGTAGGAGAATTAGAGAAGCAATTAGCTGACCTAAAAGAGATATTGAAGAACGCAATGACTCAAGAAGAAGCTCCACAAGTTGAAGCACCTGAGCCAAAAGGATTAACTCATTCACCTGAGAAAGAAGTAGCTAAGAAGGCTGCATCTGGAGTAGGTAGAAAAGGAAACTCAATCCAAGAGCGTGTAAACAGATATATCAATAACAACTAGAATATAAACAATAATAATAATAATTAATCTAAATTTTAAACTATGGCAACTACAACGTCAATTACTACTAGCTATGCTGGTGAAAAAGCAGCGGGATTCATCTCTGCAAGTTTATTAAGTGCTCCAACTATCGATAAAGGTGGAATCACTGTTAAACCAAACGTAAAGTACAAGCAAGTAATGCAAAAATTAGCTGTTGGTGATATTATCGCTGATGCTTCTTGTGATTTTACTGCTACGTCTTCAGTTACTTTAACTGAGCGTTATTTACAACCAAAAGATTTCCAAGTAAATATGGAACTTTGTAAAAAAGATTTCGAATCGGATTGGTTGAGCATTGAGCAAGGATTTTCTTCTTTCGATGAGCTTCCTAAGTCTTTCGCTAACTACTTAATCGGTCACGTAGCTGGTAAAGTAGCAATGAAAATAGAAAACAACATCTGGAATGGAGCTGACTCTGTTGGTTCTGGTGAATTTGATGGTCTTATTAACTTAATGACTGCTGATGCTGATGTAATCGATGTAACTGGTGCCGCTACTGATGCTTCAAATATCATCGCAGAATTAGGAGCTGTAATTGATGCAATTCCTGAAACTATCTACGGAAACGAAGGTCTTTCAATATACATCTCTCAAGCTGACGCACGTTCTTACGTAAGAGCTCAAGCTGCTTTAGGATACAAAGATTTATACCACGTAGGTCAAACTGAAATGGATTTCGAAGGTGTTAAATTATTCGTAGCAAATGGCTTAAGTGCTGGAGTTATGGTTGCTGGAGAAAAAGAAAATTTAGCATTCGGTTGCGGTTTGCAAAATGACCAGAATTTAGTTAAATTAATTGATTTAGCTGATATTGACGGGTCACAAAATGTTCGTCTAGTTATGCGTTACAGTGCTGGAGTAAATTACTCTATCGGTAGCGAATTAGTACTAAGAACAGTAGTATAATTAAAAACTAAATAGGGGAGTGTAACAGCTCCCTTATATTAATAACAATCTAATACATATATATTATGGCTTGCAATATTTCACTAGGTCGTTTGGAAGGATGTAAAGACAATGCTGGCGGTTTAAACGCTATCTATTTCATTAACTTTGGAACAGCAACTTTCGCATCTACTGACGAAACTATTACTGGTATCGCTGAAACGACTCCAGACGCTTTTAAGTATGACCTAAGAGGTTCATCTGCTTTTGAGCAATCATTAACAAGCTCAAGAGAGAATGGTACAACATTCGCTGAGCAAACATTGACTGTATCTTTGAAAAAACAAGATGCTACTACTCATAAGGAAGTTAAATTATTAGCTTACGGACGTCCACAAATCTTAATTGAAGATAATAACGGAGATGTTTGGGTTATGGGAGAAGAATTTGGAGCTGAAATGAACGCTACTACATCGACTGGAGCTTCTTTAGGAGACAAATCTGGTTATGAGCTTTCATTCGCTGCAATGGAAAAAGGATTCGCTAAGCAATATACTGGCGTTGTTGGTACTGATTTCGCTGTTACTTTAGGAGCTTAATCAATAACTTACCTTTATTAACTCTGAGAGCTGCCTTAATTGGTGGCTCTTTTTGTTTCTAGTAGTTTCAATATGGCTCAAATATTGTTTTTAAATAAAGAGAGAATATGAACTATATAGATATATCAACTGGTGGCTGGGTTACATTAAATATAAATGCGAACCTATCTGACTCCCAACTAGCATTAAGTGCTGGAGTTTGGACTATATACAGAGACGGGAATAGTACCTCAGTTGCTACATTCTCACCAGCTACGGGAGCACCATCTTTTTTGACAGCTCAGGGATACTACCAAACACTATCTCTAGACTTAGATAACTTAGTATTCGACTCAGCTTTAATAGATGAAACACAATATACAATAGAAGGAATTTCTAACAGTAAAGTAATATATAGAGGTAAGTTTCAAACGACCTCAAAGGACTTAGGTAGCTATTCAGTAAACGAAAACGAATATACTGAAAGAGTTACAAATAATAACTATACAATTTTAGACTAATGAACTTAAACCTAATCAACTTATCAGCTTACGAGATGCCTAAGGCTATCGAAGACAAACAGAAGGACTATGTAGCATACGGAGAAGACAATGACTTCTACGCGTTCCTTATACAGCAGTATCTACAATCGGCTACTAATAATGCAGCTATACGTTCTATATCTGACTTGATATATGGAAAAGGCCTTTGCATAGAGGGGTCTGAGATTGATTCTAAGGAAGTTAAAGAGCTTAGAAGCGTAGTAGGGCACAGATGTCTTAAAAAGATAATCCTAGAGCGTAAAATGCTGGGTCAGGCTGCTATGCAAGTAATATATAGTAAAGCTGGTAATAACCGAAAGGTAGTTAAAATCAAGCATTTCCCTATTCACACTTTACGACCTGAAAAAATGGACTCTGAAGGTGTAATCAATAACTACTACTATCATCCAGACTGGTTGAATATTAGACCATCTGACAAACTAACTAAGATACCTACATTCGGGAACTCAACAGAAGCTATCGAATTAATGATTATAAAGCCTTATGTAAGTGGATACTCTTATTTTAGCCCAGTAGGCTATTCAGGAGCTTTGCCTTACTGTGAGCTTGAGAATGAAATAGCTGACTACTTATTAAACGAAGCTAAGAACTCATTTTCTGGTACTAAAGTAATTAACTTCAATAACGGTGTTCCTAGTGCTGAGGAAAGAAACGCAATCAGTAGAGACGTAAAGAACAAATTAACTGGCTCTAGAGGTCAGAAGGTAATCGTAGCATTTAACGAGTCAGCTGACAATCAGGCTACTGTTGAAGACATATCCTTAACTGATGCTCCTAGTCATTATGAGTACCTCGCAAATGAGGCAATGCACAAAATTCTTGTAGGTCACAGAGTGACTTCACCTATGTTATTAGGGATAAAAGATGGCGGTAATGGACTAGCATCTAATTCTGATGAGATTATGGTAGCATCTCAATTATTTAATTCTACTGTAATTAGAACGTTTCAGGATGAGGTCTTAGACGCTTTAGAAGAAATATTCGAAATTAATGGAGAAGTACCTGAGCTGATATTTGTAACTAGCCAGCCTATTGAATTCTCTGAAGAAGACCAAGAAGAAGAAGGAGACGAATATGAGACTAAAGATAAGGACTCTAAGGCTGCTGTTAAAGACGCTAAAAAAGGTGCAAAGAAAGAGAATGACAAAGATACTAACTTAAGCTCTCAGAACTCCTTAAAACAAGCTACAGAATATGCTATGGAGTTATACTTAAAGAACAGATAATATAAATAGACCCTATGTGTAAATTTGACGCTAAATATGACGAAATACTAATCTACTTAAATGGAGTAGGTGAGTCTGAAGGTACTGAAGAATGGGAGATGGTAAACGCTGCTATTGACGATAACGAGACTGAAGGAGAAGACTTTGAGGCTATGTTATCAACTACACTGTCGGTAGCTATGTCAAGCGTAGCACCTAGTGACACTAGAAATAAGGATTCTAAGCAAGATAATAAGTTTGTTAAAGTACGTTATAAGTACGTTCAGGGTTCTAGAAAAAACGGAACTAGCAAAGGAACTAATCAAAGACCATTCTGCAGGGCTATGGAATCTGCAAATAAAGTATATAGGAAAGAAGACATTCTTAAAATGCAAACTGACGGAGTAAATAGCGAGTTAGGTCATAATAAAAAACCGTACTCACTT